AAAAGGACATCGGCGCTCCGGTAGCGCCGCCTGTGCTTCCGCCCGTGCCGGCACCGCCGGCCTTGCCTTCACAACCCGGACTGATGGCCGGGATACCGATCCCGCCGCGCACGGTGCTGCGCTCGCCACCCGATGATGACGACGAGGAAGCGGTGGCGCTTCTGCTTGAATTGCTCTCGTAACTAGCCACGACACGGCTAGGCGCACAGGCGCGCGCGCAAGCCTGCTTCGCATCGTCCAAGCGATATTGGGCGCTCTCGTATAGGCCACGATACGGCCAAGGAGACACCATGAGCACGCAACCTGCTGACGGTGACGGTGGCAACACCATCACCGACCGACAACTATTTGACCAAGCCACCGCGCCTGATCCGACGCCGAGCCCAGCGCCGGCACCGCCGCAACCGTCGCAAAGCCCGTCATCCACGGGTGGAGCAACGGACGCTCCGCCGCCGTCAACCCGGCCGGACCTACAGCCGCAACAGCCCGAGCAACAACAGCAACCGGGCCAGCAACCGCGAGCCCCAGACGGGAAATTCGCGCCCAAGCAGGCACAACAGCCGCAGCAGCGGATGCCGGAGGATCATCGCGTCCCGCTTCGGGAAATGCTGGACGAGCGCGAGCGGCGCCAGCGCATCGAGGCGGAATACAACCAACTGCTGCAACACCTTCAACAGCAGCAGAAGCCGCAAGGCCCGGAAACCATTTTCGATGCCCCCGATGAATATCTCAATCAACGGGTGATCGCTCCACTGCGTCAGGAAATGCAGATGGAGATGATGAAGCGCACCGATATGCAAAGCCGGGAATTTGCCAACGTGCAATTCGGTCAGCAGGCGGTCGATGCCGCGCTGGCTGAGATCAGCCGGATCAGACAGACCCCGCAGGGGGATTTTATCTTCCGGCAGATCATGCAATCGGGGCATCCCTACGGCGAACTGGTCAAATGGCATAACCAAGCCCGCGCGCAACAAGCGATCGGCAACGATCCGCAAGCGTGGCTGCGCCAGCAGCAGCAGGCTTGGTTCAATGATCCGAAAGTACAAGAGGCGATGGCACAACACCTTCGCCAGAAGTACGCACAGCAGCAGCAGCAAAACGGCTCTGGTAATCCGCCCAATGTATCGCTTCCGCCTTCGCTCTCGTCCGTCCCGTCATCGTCGGGCCGCGGCGTCGAGCTCGGCGACCTAAGCAGCGAAAGCCTGTTCCAACACGCGATCAAATAAAACCGGCCGTATCTGTCCGACACGAAGCACCCGCCCATCGAGGCGGGTTTTTTGTTGCCTGGATCAGTGTGGCCATAGCACAGAAAGGGCGTGGCCATGGCCACCAGTACAGTCCAGACCAACAATAAACTGATCAAGTTCACCCAGCAGATCAATCGAGAGTGGGTGCGCGAAAATATGTTCTCGCCCTACATGGGCGAGGACATCAACTCCATCATCCGCCGCCGCATGGAGCTAAAGAGCGGCGGCGAGGTGATGAATATCCCGCTGGTCAGACGGCTTGCCGGCGCCGGCGTGTCCACCGGCACCCTGGTCGGTGCGGAAGAAGCGATCGAAGATTACGGCTACCGAATTTGGTTGGAATGGGCGCGCAACGCGGTCACTACAACCAAAGCAGAACAGCAGAAGGACAGCGCCGACACCTTCGGCGAGGCCAAGCCGTTGCTCACCGATTGGATCAGCGAGCTAACCCGCGACGAGATCATCAAGGCGTTCATGGCTCTCCCCTCGGAAAGCCAACCGGCGGCCGGTGTTCGCGTCAACGGCATTCTGTATGAAAGCTCAACTGCTACACAGAAAGGCCAATGGCAGACGGACAACTCTGATCGCGTGCTGTTCGGGGCCTCGACTGCAAACCGGGTGGCGTCGGCGGTGGCGACCGACCATACAGCGTCATTGGTCAACGTCGATACCACGGCAGACAAATGCACTGGTGCCAACCTGTCGTTGCTCAAGCGGGTGGCGATGGGTGCCAATCCGCGCATTCGGCCATATCGCACCAAGGACGGTTACGAGTATTACGTCGCGTTTGCTGGATTGAATACGTTCCGCGATCTCAAGATCAGTCTTGAGACTGTGAACAAGGATGCCCGCCCGCGCGAAAACATGGGCACGTACGGGGCTCCAAATAATCCATTGTTCCAGGATGGAGATCAGCTGTACGACGGCGTAATTGTGAGGCTGGTGCCCGAGATCAGCGGCTTTGTCACTAGCACTTGGACAAACCTGCTCACCGCAGGCGCGGCATCTGCTCGCGTTGAGCCGGTGTTCCTCTGCGGCCAACAGGCGGCAGTGATTGCTTATGGTCAGATGGCCAAGCCCACGTTCCGCAAAGAAGATGACTACGGCTTCATCACCGGCACCGGCATCGAGGCCGCCTATGGCGTCGGCAAGATGTTTGCCAAGGTGCCAAAGGCCGGCACCGCATTGAAGCAATGGGGCGTCGCCACCGGCTTCTTTGCCTCGGCGTCCGACTAACTGTTACCCGATATCGCGAGAGGAATAGACCATGCCTTCATTGTTTGACAGCAATTTACCCGTTCGCGATATCGGCTACAACGTCGTGCAATACTGCGCCGGTCGGGCCAACCCGACCGGCTTAATCTCTGTCTATAGCATCAAGATCGGTCGATTGCCGGCGGGGGCAATGATCCTCGCTGTCTCGACCAATGTGGAAACGGCAATCACCGGAACGACGCCGGCATTCAGCATCGGCACGACAGCAGCGGGAGCGGAAATCGTTGCAACCGTTGCGCTGACGGCGGGTAGCTTGAATACCGTGCCGTTGGCTGCGCTGGTTCAACCGCTGGCCGCCGATACCGATATCTGGGCCAACATCACTGGAACGGCGACGGGTGATGCCTATGTCGTCGTGCAGTTCATCAAGCCGGTGTCGTGACCGTGGCCAAGATCACATGGCTTGGCGATGCCGAATGCGTCTGGAACGATGTCACGTTTCCCGTTGGCGTGCCGGTTGAGACTGATGATGCCTACATGATCGGCAAGGCGCGGCATAACCCGTTTTTCAAGCTGGAAGATGCCCCGGCCAAATCGGTGTTTGGTCCGCTGCCCGAAATGTGGACCGAAACAGCGCCCGAAGATGCCATGGCGTTCGAGGCGATGGAACCGCCCAAGCGCAAGCGCGGCCGGCCGCCAAAGGTGAGGCACAATGCCATTTAGCAACTACGGTGAACTGAAAGACGAACTGTCGAAAGCGCTGTTTCACCAGCGGTTCGTTGAGCGTTACGACAGCTTTACCGCCATGTTCGAGGCCGATGCTAATTCGCGGCTGCGGGTGTGGCCACAGGAAGCCAGCACCAATCTTACCACGACGAACGGACAGACCTATCTGCCGGAAGACTATCTGCTGTGGCGAACGGTCAAGGATACTACCCGGCCAACATATCCCGAACTCGATTACGTGCATCCGGCTTATCTGCCGCCATCGACCAGCCATGGTGTGCCGGCGGTGTTCACCATCGAGGGTAATCAATTCATCACCCGCCCGATTAACGATGCTGCCGGTGTCTGGGAATTCCACTACTATCGCAAACTGCCCTCGCTGCTCACCGGCGGCGACACCGCCACTAGTTGGCTGTTGACCAGTTACCCAAACGTCTACCTGTTTGGCCTGATGACGGAAGCCGCTGCTTTTGGCCGCAATCAGGAAATGGCGCAACTCTACAAGGCGCGGCGCGATGAGGTGTTCGCGGAGATCATCCAGCGTTACGCACTGACCACTGGCGCCACCAGTCCATCGGTGCGAACGGCGGAGTATTTCTGATGCCAGCCCAAAAGGTGCCGGTGGAGTTCGGAGAGTGGAGGCCCGATGTGGCCCTGCTCGACACCAAGTTCGCCAGCGAGGTTGAGAACGTCTTTGCGGGCGTGAATTCCTACCTGCCGTTTCCGTCGCTGACCGGGTTTTCCGCTTCGTTGAGTTCCGGCAATGACAGCTATACCAAGGTGCTGTTGCCATTCAGCGGTGCCGATGCCGCGACCGTCATTACCGACATCAATGACGGCGGTTCGGCGCATGTGTGGACGGCTAACGGTAACGCCCAGCTCGATACTGCGGAATTCAAGTTTGGCACGTCATCGCTGTTGTGTGATGGGACCGGAGATTATGTCACCACCCCGGATCATGCCGACTTCACGCTCGGCAATGGGGATTTCACCATCGATTGCTGGTTCAATTGCACGAAGGCCACCGGCATTGCGATGTGGATGGCTGGTCAATGCTCTACGGCGGTGGGGGCCGGAGCGACCATCAGTTTTGCCATTGCTCGGGGAACCAACAATCATGTTGGCGCGTATGTGTTCGAAGGCATCATTCAGCACGTTGTCGAAAGCACAACGCAATTCACCGACACCCTTAATACCGGCTGGCATCATTTAGCCTTCGTGCGCTGGGACAATATCATCAAGCTGTTCATCGATGGGATGCTGGAAGACCAGAACAGCTTTGCCGGAACGGTCAACAATTCCGCCAACGCTCTGAGTGTTGGCCGGCTGGGGGAAGTTGCTAGCCCGACATGGCAGGGCTGGATCGACGAATTCCGCATCTCGGTTGGCGTTGCGCGCTGGCGCGAGACATTCACCCCGCCGGGTACGGCGTATGGTGTTGGCGGAATACCTTGTGGGCTCTACTCCGCTCGCACCAAGACAGGCGAATGGAAAATTTACGGCGGTACGCGGACCAAGTTGGTTGGCTGGAGCCAGTCCGGCTGGACCGATCTGAGCCGCACGGTTGGTGGTGCCTATCATGTGCAAGAGGGCGACTTGTGGATGTTCGAACAGAGCGGCTCGCACTTGATTGCCGTCAACGCCAACGACGCGCCGCAAGTGATCGATATCGATACCGGCACCAGTTTTGCCGATCTTCCCGGCTCGCCGCCAAAGGCTACCAATGTCAAACAGATGGGGGATTTTCTGGTGCTCTCGGGATTGGCGGATGGCACCACCACCGGCGCCCCGCCAACGGCCGTCAATAATCGTTGCATCGTTTGGTCCGGCATCAACGACATCGAGTCGTGGACGCCCGGAACCGATCTGTGCGACATGCAGGAATTTCCTGATGGTGGCCCGGTGCAGGGGATAGCCGGTGGAGAAATCGGCTATGTGCTGCAGGAGCGCGCTATCAGAACGATGCAATTCCTGCCGGGAGATACGACATTCATTTTCAATTTCTCCCGCGTGCTGGATGATCGCGGCTGCGTCTCGAAATACGGCTTCGACACTATTGGCAACAACCTCTATTTTGTTTCCGAAGACGGCTTTTATAGCATGACTGGCCAGCAAGTCAGTCCGATCGGCGCCGACAAGGTCAATGACTGGTTTCTGGCGAATTCCGATGTGAACCGGCGCAACGTCATCCACTGCATCGTGGGTGTGAACAAACCGCGTGTAGTCTGGGTCTATCATACCAATTCTGCCAGTCCGATGTACGACAAGCAAATCATCTTTGATTGGAGCAATGCCCGCTGGGCCAAGTCTTCGGTTTCGGCTTTTGTCTGGTCCTTGCTGGGAACGCCATTCCTCGATCTCGATACCGAAGGGACAGAAACCGGGGATTACTATCTGGACAGCACTGCGGCAGCGCTCGATAGTTTTGGCTATGTCGGTGGCCGGCCGCTGATTGGCGCCATCAATCCCGATGGTTTTCTAAGCACTCTGCAGGGGCCAAACCTGCCGGCAACCATGGAAACCGCCGAGGTGCATCTGTTGCCCGGAATGCGCTCGTTCATCAGTGACGCTTATCCATTGGATGACGCTCGAGACGATGCCACCGGCACGGTAGCGGCCGGCACCCGCGAGCGCTTGCAGGACGGTTATGTATGGGGACAGCCGGTGACAATCGAAATCACCGGTTCGGCGGCGCTATATTCTTCGGCACGGCTGATGCGCTTTCGCCGTTTCATTCCGGCGGCCACGACCTGGACGCACGCGCAGGGCGTGGTGATTGAGGCGCAGCAAGACGGCACAGTGGCCTAATGGACGCGCCGGCACCGTTTCGGATTGCTTTTGACAATGCCCGCGATCCCTATACGGCCCGCAATGCGCTCGGGATCATTGGAACTGGCACTGGTCCGGCAGGACCGCCTGGGGCCACCGGTGCTACTGGGCCAACGGGTGCAACCGGAGCCACTGGTGCTACGGGCGCCACTGGTGCAACCGGAGCCTCCGGTGGTTTCGGTGTGCCGCAGGGACGGTTGACGCTGCAGACCCTGACACCGGTGATGACGACGACGCAGTCGGCCAAGACCACGATTTATTACACGCCATATATCGGCAATCTGGTGCCGATATATGACGGTTCTAACGTGACCATGACGACGTTTGCCGAGCTGTCCAATGTCACCACGGCGTCATCGGTTGGCAACGCTGGACCAGCGGCGGTGGCTGCAAGCAGCGTTTATGACCTGTTCGTATGGAGCAATTCCGGCACAGTGACGCTAACGCGCGGACCCGCGTGGACCAATGACACAACGCGCAGCGCAGGCACTGCGTTAGTGATGGTCAATGGAGTACTGTTGAATAATGCGTCGATCACCAATGGGCCGGCGGCATCGCGTGGAACGTATGTCGGTACGGTTCGCAGCAATGCATCATCGCAGATCGATTGGATTTTGGGAGGTTCTGGTGCAGGGGGCGTTGCCGCGTTTCTCTACGTCTGGAATTGCTACAATCGAATAGATGTCGTTACCACGGTCAAGGACAGTACAGCCAATTGGGCGCCTTCCGCTGGAAGCCGCGCTCTTAACAGTTCGAACAGCAATCGGGTAACGGCGGTTTTTGGCCTTCCCGAGGATGCGCTGTCGGCTTTTGTGTCTGCATCGACAATCACTGTCACGACTGGTTGGGTAGCGATCGGTATAGGGCTCAACAGCACTACGGCATTTACCGGAACTTTCAGCGGTGCTTACAATTCGCCTGGCATATATTTTCCCATCTTTGGCGAGTTGGCAATGATAGCCCCGCTTGGGGTCAATTTCTGGCAGGCAGTGGAGAATATTGGTAGTAGCGGTGCCAATGCGATCGTTGGTAATACACAAGTCGCCGTCGAAGGTCTGAAATTCACGGCGAGGATGTGATGGACGCGGCAACGCTGCACGAAGCCATTAGCGAGGTATGCCCAACGGCTTCAACCAAGGTCATTGTTGCAGATGATCGCTCGACATGGTCATTCGTGCCGGAAGCAAATGCGACACAGCCGCAGATTGACGCCGGCAACAATGTCGTTGCAACGATCCCAATTGAGCCGTTGGGGATACTGACAACCTCGGAATTCATCAGCCGGTGGACGAATGCAGAGTATCGTGCACTGCAAGACCGGCGCATGTCCGACAACGGCAAGCTGGGCAAGGATTTTGACGTAACAACGGGGGACGGCAACATTCCGCTGGATAAAAAACGCACAAAATCTCTGAAGGCAGATTTGGTTTCTGCCGGCATCTTGACGCAAGCGCGTGCCGACGAGATTTTCAGTTGAGGTGACAAATGCCCGGTGAGAACATCCAAGATTGGTCGGTCACGGCGGCTAACAATGCCAGTGCCGACACATCGATCAACTTTGCAGAAGGTCAGCCCAGGGCCTCAGTGAACAATTCTGCCCGCAGTTTGATGGCGGCACATGCCAAGGATCGCAATCTCAAGAACGGCTCTATTGTCACCAGTGGCACTGCCGATGCGCAGGAGTTTACGTCTGGAGTAAATTACACCGTCGTTCCAACCGGATTACGGGTGCTGCTTAAGATCGGGACGAATTTGACCAACACCGCTCCCGTCACGTTGAACATGGACGGCATCGGCGCCGTGCGGATCAAGTATCCAGACGGGAGCGACGTCAATGCCGGTGCTTTGGTGGCTGGCTCTTACATTGACGTGCTCTATTCCGGCACCACTTGGATATTGCTTGACTCGATCCCCTTTACGCCTACCGCTGCTGCCCCGCCTGCGGTTGTTCTGGTTCCGCCGCTAGCGGGCGAGACAAATCCCAAAGTTGTCCTTCCTGCTTCGCCTGCGGCGACTGTCGAATTCACTCATCTGTTCGAGGATGATTACAACCATTATCTGTTCGACATCACTTTTGTTCCTTCCGCTTCCGCGCAATTTGCCATGCGATTGAGCCTCGACAATGGGGTGAATTTTATTTCCGGCGCCAGCGATTACACTTGGTCCTACATGATGACGAACAGCATCGATAGCGGTGCTGGATTTGGTGCTTTTTCCGGGTTCACCGGACCGGGCGTACTGGTCGGACCAACACTCACTGCCGCTCGTCCCTATTTTGCCGTGCTGGATTTATATGCCGGCCTCGGCGGTTTTGCATCGTATCGCAGCAACGGCTATGTCGATGGTACGGGAGCATATCAATTGCAGGGGTCTTCTGTGCTGACCGGTGTTTCCACTGCTATTCCCACACAGGCCAATGCCATCAGGTTTTTCATGGGTTCCGGCAATTTCACATCGGCAACTATCAAGATGTTTGGCGCCAAGAGCGCATAGGCGATGCGGCTGATCCCGGTCCCGCTGGATGACAAGACGATCAAAGAATATGCGCCGCACTGGTTGCCGTTCCTGCCACTGATTGCGCGGCGGTCAAAGGAAACGGTTCGCGCGCTGTACGATCAGGTCATCGACAAGCAGATGCGGATTGCGCTGATCTGGGACGACGAGGCCAACAAGGCAACGGCGTTGATCGGTGCGCGGATCCACATGCGCGGCAACGACATGATCGGCGAATTGCTGTGGATGGCCGGTTATGGCCGCAAGCAGTGGGAATACCTGCTGCCCGAGCTTGAGGACATGCTGCACCAGGCCGGCTGTGTCGAATGCCGGCCGTTATGCCGGCCGGGCTGGGCGCGCGCGTTGCTGAAAAAACACGGCTACAAGATCACGCATGTTCAAATGGAAAAATCACTGAGGTAGTCCCATGGGATCATCAAGTCAGGCCCCAACGCAGACAACGACCTCAACCAGCGATCCTTGGTCGGGGGCACAGCCATCGCTCACCAATCTCTATAACAGTGCAACCAATACATTTTCCGGCGATGTTGGTTATCAGCCTTATGGCGGCAATCTGCAGGCGCCGTTAGACCCCTCGCTGCAAGCGGGATTGTCTGCGGAATACAATCTTGGGGCCGCCAACCAAGGCGGCACGGCTGGCATTAATGCAGCGCGTGCGCTCGGCACCTCACTGATGGGATCTGGCGGCCTCAATGCCCAGCAACAGGGCGTGGCCAACAATTACGGCGATGTCTACGCCCGCAATGCCGGCGAGCAAAATCCTTATTTGCTGGCGCAGATCGAGGCCAATAACCGGCGCATCGGCGACAAGATCAATTCCAGCGTCAGTGGTGCTGGCCGCTACGGCTCGGGCGCTCATACCGATGTGATGGCGCGCTCATTACAGGAAGCCGCGGCGCCGGTGCTTGCCCAAGACTATGCCCAGCGGCAGCAGTTGTCGTTAGCAGCGTTGCAAGGTCAAGGCGGCATGTACAACGAAGGCGCGGCCAACGCCGGCAGGTGGGCAAATCTAATGCCCGCTCTGGACGAGGCGCAATATGCCGGCGCCGAGCATATGCAAAACTACGGCAAGTTTATGCAAGATCGTGCGCAGCAGGATCTGGCCAATCAGGTGGCGACTTGGAACGCCCAGCAGTCGCGGCCGTGGGAGCAACTTGCCCGCTACGCCAACATTTTGTCAGGAGCTGGCGGATTGGGAGGTACGAAGGTCACGACGCAGAACGCCTATCAGCCCACCACGCTACAGAAGATCGGCGGCGGCGCCCTTGCCGGCGCTGGGCTGGGCTCGATGTTCGGCGCGCCAGGCGCTGCGGTTGGCGCCGGGGCCGGCGGATTGC